GCAGACTGGACGATGCCCTCCTGCCCCTCATCGATCAAAGCCCCGATTTGTCCCGCACTCATTTTGGCAAAGTCCATTTTGCCGCCGCGCCGCTTCAGAACCTCTGTTGCGCGCTTGCGTGCTTTGGCTTTGGCCGCAGAGGCGTCCATCCCGATCAGATTGATCCGCATTGGCTTGGACAGATCGGGCGTGCCATCCTTGCCCGTGACGTAGGCCGGAGCGTTGGTGCGCAGGTTTGTGAGGTGCAGCCAGGCGCCCGCTTCGGCCGCCGAGACTGAATCGAAAAAATCCATTGGTTTGCTTCCTGGGGTTGAGGTTGATGGTGGGGGCGCGGGTCAACCACGCCACACGCCCCCGTCCTGCCGAAGCAGGATTACGGCGCGGCCACTTCGATGTCAGCGCGCGTGAACTCGATGTTGCAGGACGCCATGTTCACCGAGCCGACCGACTGGCCGCGAGGAAAAGACATGACCTTGCCAGAGATAAAACGGATCGTGCCATCGCTGCGCGTCTCACGAAAGCTGATTTCGTTTTTCGAGACGAGAGCGGCAAGCAAGATAATCTGACCAGCATCAGCGGAGTCATAGCCGAGCGGGACGGTGATCGATCCGTAGTTCAACTCTCCGTGGAATTTGTTCACAATGCCGGTTTTCAGCGGGGTGAACGTGACGGGCGAATAGGCTGCGCCGAACTCGGGGATCTCGGACGCTTCGCCAACATCGACCCACGTCAGGGCGCCGTATCCAGAGGCGTCGTAAGTGGCCGGTGCGGCTGCGGAGACGGACAAGAACCCGCCAATGCCCTCGGTAAGTGCCATGATTATTTTCCTTTCATGGAGTGCGTTGGAAGATCGCGCGGCAGCGGATCGACACGTTCTTGCGGAACATCCCGCCGTCAATGCTGCCCGCTTGTGGATCGCCCATGTCTGCCACCTGAATTTGACCGCTTCCGGCCGACAGTATCAGATCAATGGGGAATTGGTCAATGATGCGCTGCGCTTGCTCATCCGCCTCATCTTCGAACGTGCCTTCTTGCACAAAAACCGCGACGAACAACCTCACAACCGTCTGGCTTGATTTGGACAATCCGAAACGCTCAGGCGGGGTGTGGGTGAAATATGCCAGCCAATACGGCGGTGCAGGCGTGACGTATTTCAACGCGCCCGTGTCGTAAACGCCCGGAGCGTTCTCACCCCATACGATCGGCGGCGCGGACGGCGTGGCGGCAAGGCGCGTGCGCAAGGCTGTCTTGATGTCGCTGTGGTTCATCTGACACGCGCCTTTGCTTTTGCGATAGACGCCCGCACGATCGCAGGCCATTGATCGACCGCACCTTCGACAAAATGCGCGCCGGGTCGGCCATTCCTGCCATTGTTGACAGCCGCCGCGTATTCGGCGGTCCATGTAAACGTCGCCACGTCGCCGCCAATCATACTAGCAGCAGCGAGAATATAGGATTCCTCACCGCCGACAGACACACCTCCCGCCACCGATGACTGAAGGCTTCCCCTCAAGGTGTTTGTTATGACAGGCATCCGACCGCCCTTCCCCTTTGTCCGCTGCGCGGTGCGAATTACTGTCTGCGTTGCGTCTTTCAGAACGGCATCGATTCGACCCTGTGTCTTTTTGGTCCATTGGTCCAGAGTGGCCATTGTATATCGGACCATCAGGTCAACCTCGCAAAGAAATCAATGCGGATATCTTGGTAGCATCGGCAATTTATTGTTTCCTCAGCAGGCGCGCCCATGGACGTGTCGCCTGGATACATCATCAGCGCGCCGCCAACCGTGAACGGCTCGCCCTGCGCCACCACCTGCCCGTCCGCAGCCGCGTGTGTCTCGCGCGTGCGGGCGTCGCCTGTGGAATCCCAAGCCCGAACCACGTCCTGCGCCTGAACATCATTGTTCGGGTTTTCAATCAACTGGTCGAGCGCCTCTTGCCGCCCGGCGTTCAGCGCCTTGAGCGTTTCGGTGCGGGCGATCGTCTCGCCACGCAGCGCAAGCAGCCGATCCGAATATCGGCCGGCCATGCGGTCAATATCGGCCTGCGCCACAGGGTTGCCGTCTGCTATGGCACGGCGCACGATCCCGTCAAAGCGTTTGTCGCGCCGCGTGCGCGTAAAATAATGAGACGCTGTGGATGGGTCTGCAAGTTCCTGCCGTAAGCCGGGAACAAGCCGCATGGTGTCGGGGTCGATCCTACCATTGACGTAGCTGGCCTGTTGACTGGTAAGCCCCACCAGCCCGCCTTGGCGCGTGCCGTTGACCATGCGCCCGCCAATGTCCAGCGCCGTCCTGCGCGGCCCTGCGCCAGCTACAAGGCCGGACTGGATCGTTTGGGCGATCATCACGCGGGTGTCGTCCACCACCTCGGTCACAAGCCGCGATCCAAGATCCCGCGCGATCCGTTCGGCCCGCTCGTTCCGGCCGCCAAACGATTGCACGACGCGACTGCCGACCGGCGCACGGCGGGTCGCATATTGAAACGTGCCCATCTGATAATTTCCACCAGCCGACAGGGCCGCCGTGATGGCCGTGTCGGTCTTGAACAGATCGGCAGCATCAAACCGTAGCGCGCGAAACGCTGCGTCCACATCACCGCGGGCAATGGCAGCTTCAAGCGCCTTCATGTCCGCTTGGCTTTGGACAGCCTTCATCGCCGCGACAAATTCCGACCGGACGCCCGGCCAGGTTTCATCCAGCAGCCTCAGGAACGCCTTGCGGGTGTCGCGCTTTGTCATTCCGTCCCCACCGCGTCCATGCATAAAGTCAACGCTTCGTCGGCGGTGAACCCCTGCGCGACGCTGGCATTGTAATGCAGGCGGCGCATCTTTGCCAGCAAATCGGCCTTGCGCGCCTCAAGGGGAATTGCAGCATGGGCGGCGGCGAACAGCGCCTCAGTGTTTGCCGCGGACATCATGCGCTTTGCGGCGTCATTCATCGCGCGTCCTCCCGAAGATAGCCGCCGACATGATCGGGCCTAGAATGACAAACGGCGACGCTGCCAGCCACGCGGGCCAATTCCCGGCCACCGCGTCACCAACCACGACCGCAACGGCCCCCGCGCCCGCGGCGTAGGCTGGCAGGTCGCCGAGAAGCCAATCCCGGCGCACGCGCGTTGTCGGGGTGCGCAGGTATTGGGCCGCCTCCCACGCGCCGCCCCATGCGCCTACGGTGAGCGTCACGGCCAGCCATGGCGGAGCGCCAAACGCAAGCGCGCCGAGCGCGGTCCAAGCGGCGATTGCCTGATGGGCTAATTGATTTTGCGCGACTTTATGAGGGCGCTGACGCTCGCCACCGTCGCTGGTTGTGGTGTCCGCGATCAGCTCGCGCAGTCGGGCGAAGATAATGGCGAGCATCACACGCCCCTCAAAATGTCGCGGCGGGCAATGAGCGAAGCCGACAGCGACGACGCCAAGCCTGTGCCCAGCACGCCCTCAAACACGGCTATAACCGCAAAAGCTGCATCGACAGGCGACCCGCCGTTGCGCGTAAACAGCCCCGAGACGTTGAACGCGTCAGTGCCACCGTATGCGCCGGTTACTTCGTCCACTAATGAGCCGTTTACATATAGTTTTGCACCGCTTGTTTCAGTAAGCGTCATCCTGAAAACATGCCATGTGCCAGGCGTGAGATTGCCGCCCTTCAAAAAATTGATAGATGGCGCGCTGTACGGGGCTGGTGTTGCGAGTAATTGGGCTTGGTTCACATAATTTACATCAATGCGGGCATTTGGGGAAGATGTTGGCGACGACGCCACGCTAAGGCCCGCCGTTTCGGGAATGCGCAGCAAGATAAATGTGTCGGTTCCACGCAGGTTGGTGTTTGACGCCGCGACCATTCCGGTCAGCCCTGACGAATTGACATATCGTTGGCTTCCGACAGCCTCCACGGTAATCCCGCCGCCCGCTTGCGTCACATAGGGAGCAAGGCCCTGCTTCATATCAAGCCAAGACGTCACCGCAGAGCCGGTCGCAGTGGAGAGCGATGCGCTTTCGTTCGCGTCGTGAAGGCGGGCAAGGTTTGACAAGTATGGCGTCCAGAATGAGGCCGCACCACCACCACCCCCGCCCCGCCGCGTGAGGCCCACGCCTAGTCCAAGCCGCGCCATCAGACAACAAACGCCACAATGCCGGTAGCCGTCGTGCCGGTCGCCCAAACGCGCACGATGCCCACTTGCAGGTCAGCGCCAGCCGCCACGGCAATGGTGCGATCCGTGCCCGCCACCGTCGTCACCTTGATGTTCCCCGCGTTGCCCGTGACGCGCAGGCAGATCGCCACCCCTCCAGGGAGGTCAGCGCCATCGTTGGGCGTGACCGGGATGACGTCGCGCGCGAACCCCGAGAGGTTGCCGCCGGATGAGGTGAATGGATTGCCCATGGCTTTTTACTCGCTGTTGAGTTTGAAGAGAGTTTGCGGAACGTAGCCAACGTTGGATGTCACGCTTGACGGAGTTACGCCAATGCCGTAACCCCTAGAAGAGTTAATATCTATTTCCAAGGTTATTACCTGACCCGCTGTGAATGTAATATCTTGGCTTGGTACGGAACCACTTTGTGAAGTAGCAAAAGACCCAGTAGAACTGGTCACTCCGTCAACTTTCCAATACCAAGTATAACTCGTATACTGCGTCGGTTCTGTGTTGACGCTACCCGTGCTTGTTGATACACGAAACCTTGCCGCCCCGGTGTAGGCACTCATTGTGAACCTAAGCACCGTAACAAGCGATGTGGTCGTAAATGTGCCGGGTATAACCTGCTCAAATTCGGTGCTTTCAATAACGTTCACCGTATTAGCGGCGGATATTGTAACAACCGGCAACCCGTTCCCCGGCCTTGCCGCCGCAAGCCCGTAGATACGCGGCGCTCCGGTCGCACCCTCGGCAATCGCCAGTGGATTATCGCGCAGCGCCGTCACGGTCGAACCGCTCGGGATGCCGCCAACGCCAACCGCTCCGGGTGATAAATCTGTAAACGTCGTCATTGCGGTTTATCTCCTGCGCGCATTATAGCCACCTGAACGGGCGCGGAACGCCTAGCCCGTCATTGCCGTCGTCATCAAGCCAGTAGCCTATCTCTTGCTTTTGTTGCTCAGTTGCATCAGCAAACGGCGTTATGTCGCTTTCTTGCCACAACCATAGCACGCCGATAGACCCGTTGTCCTCCATCGTGTAGGCGTAACGGCTTCCGGGCGCGCTGGAATGAGCTGAGGTAATCAGCCAATTCCCCTCGCGCTTTGACCCGTCAAACTTAACGTCAAGGAAATGTTCAACATTTACAGAGTCGCCCGTCCAGTAGGTTCCGGCCTGCGGTGCGCTAAGCTCCATTGTTGCCTCGCGCCGCACGTCCTTGAACCGTTGCAAATATGTCGATGCGGTCGATGCCGCGATTGCGTCGGTCTGGATGAACCGGCAAAACAACTCACGGATCGCAGGCTCGCCGCCATATTGCGCCTGCTTGTCAACGTCGATGGCAACCTGCGCCCGCTCGTATGAGCCTTTGTCGGTGATGCTGGCGATGGGACTGCGAAGGCC